GCCTTGCTGACTCGCAGGCTGGGGTAGGCTTCCACCACTCTCTTCATGGTCCCGACCGTGGCCTGAAACAACGAAACGAAGCGCCCGCGACCAACGCTGAAGGCGTAAAGCAGATCGGCACGGCTGTAAACTTCGCCGGTCAGGTTGATGATGCCCTTCGCCCGGGCAGCGTGCAGGACTTCACAACAGCGCACGGCCACCCCCAGCAACGTGTTCATCCCGGTAGCAGCCGTGCGCTCGTCATCGGCGTTGGCATCATCGACGATGGCTTCCAGCCGCTTCCAGTTGCCGGCGTTGATTACGTCATCAGCCAGGCTTGATCCGATTTCTACCAGGTGGCCATCCATGCGCACGATAGCTTCGGAATTCCTGTGCGCTGGCGTTGTCGGTATGGCCGGAGCGGCCGCGGGTGATTGCTTGTGCATCTGGTCGGGATTGCCGATGACGGCACTATGCTGGAAGGTGCCGATGGGTGGTTGCATGTTGCTCATGGTTGGTTTTCCTTTCATTGTTGGATGAAATATCGTGCGCGACGGCCGCCGATCTGGACAGGCTTGCCGGGCGCGGTGGGTGATGCCGGGGTTACTTTCTGGCTGGCGATGGCTGCAGCGCGATCCAGACCGCCCCACAGACGCAGGGCAGCCAAGGCATAGACGGCGCAGTCCAGGGCCTCATTACGCGGGCGCTGCTGCACCCATTCCTGCGTGGCGCGGCCCATGCGGTGCTTGACCACCAGCTTTTCCGCTGCCAGCTGCGCGAAGTATTCGTCGTCGACCTCATCCCGCGCAAAATGGATGTAGCCGTGGCCTGGCTGCATTATTCGCAGCCGGCTATGAATAATCACTTTCCCCTGGTCGACGCCGATGATCTGCACCGGGCTGCCGCCGATCTTCCTGCGGTTGCGCAGACGGCGGGCGCGCTTGCGGTCATCCTCGACCAGGGGGCGGTCGAAGCCGCTGGCACCCTTGATAGCGAAGGCGAACCGGCGGCGCTCGCAGAAGGCATAGACCTGGCTGGCGTTGAAACCGGAGTCGACGGCGACGGCATTCGGTTCGTGCTCGACCAGGACTTCGTGCAGTTCCTGCCATACCTCTGGCCGTGCGGTGTCGCCGGGCAGTTGCGCATGTTCGAGCAGCCAGCATTCCTCGCCGGCGCCCCAGGCGAATACTGACACCTCGAGGCGGTCCTTCTGCACGTCGACGCCCGCGGTCACGGCCAGCGGTTCCAGATCATCGACGGTGTAGTTCTCGACGCGCGCCATCAGGCCGGTGGCCTCGACGGCATCGCCCTGGTCTTCCCAGGGCTCGCCCAGGCTGGTGTTCACCCAAGTCTTGAGCATTTCGGTGCCGCCGTGCTTGGCCTGCAGGAAGTCGGTCGCAACGTCAGACCAGCGGCGCCAGGGGGAATAAAGCTCATTCAGATGGAAGCCGGCCGTACCGCTGAATGAGGCTCCTGCCCTCCATTCGCCGGACTGCAGCATCCTTGCCTTGTGCCGTTCTTCGATCAGGCTGCCGCAATGCTCGCAGCAGTAGCGTGCCGTTTCTGGCTTGCCTTCGTCCCAGTGGACGCCCGACCAGGCCAGCACCTGATATTCGCCACAATCAGGGCATGGCACCCAATAGTGGCGCTGGTCGGAGTGTTCGAAGGCATGCTCGATGCGCGACAGGCCCTTGATCGTCGGGGTGCTGGTCAGCACGATCTTCCTGTTCCAGAAGGTGGCACTGCGCTTCACCGCGAGGTTGACCGGATCGCCCTCGCTGCCGGCGCTCGCCGGGTAGCGATCGATTTCGTCGCAGAGCACGATCCTGATCGGCCGGCTGGCCAGGTTGGCGGGACTGTTGGCGCCGGTCAGGGTGATATGCCCGCCGTCGAATGTCTTGTGCAGCATCGTGTTGCCGGAATCGCGGGCGCGAGGATCCTTGACTTTGCCGCGCAGGCAGGGTGAATCGCGCAGCATGGTGGCCAGCCGGTCCTTGCTGAAAGCCTGGGCCATCTCGAGCGTAGGCATCAGCACCAGGATCGGCGCGGGATCCTGATGGATGTGGAAGCCGACCACGTTTTCGAGCGTGACGGTCTTGCCGACCTGGGCGCTGCTCATCACCACCACGCGCTCGACCGTTGGATCGCTGACGGCATCCTGGATGCCGCGCTGGTACTCGGCGCGGGACGTGCGGAAAGCCCCCGGCTCGGCGCTGGATTCCGGCGAAAGACGGCGGTACTCGTCAGCCCACTCGGAAACGGTCAGCCGCGGCGGCGGCGCCATGACGCGCAGGGCATCCTTGCGCAGTGTGATGGCGTTACTCAGCATCGCTGGCGATCTCCTGCAGGACCTCATGCACGCCCGCCTGCAGTAGGCCCTGTACCTCGGCAACGGATGCAGCGCCAAACGTCTGCGCGGCCAGCTTGGACGGCAGGGCAAGCAACTTGGCGCGGACGTTGGCGAGGATCTGTTGCCACTCGACGCGCACCACCTCGACCTCGATCAACTCGCCGGACTTCTGCTTTTCTTCGAATTCGGCCAGGCGGGACTCGTGCTTCATCTTTTTGGCGCGGGCCACGTTGTAGAGTCGGTAGACGTCGTCGGTCAGTTCAAGCTCTGTTTTTCTGCCGGCGCCAGGACGCGCACCACCTTGGCCTGATGCGATCTTCGGCACATCAATGTCAGGGGTTTTGCGGGGTCTTCCGGGCTTGGCCATGGCAGTCTCAATCATGGGAAATTTCTGTGGCTAAAAAAATGATGACCTCGAATTGACCCCCGGCCAAGTTATCCACAGGAGGACCCGCAACATGCATAAGGCATATCACCGCGCTGTCCTCATGGCTTCGGCGAAGGCGCGGTCAAACTCCTGCTGGAATGTGCGCCGCACCACCTTCGCGGCGATGTCGCCGAAGTGGTAGATGGCCCGGTACTGCGGCTTGCTGACGAACATCAGCACGGGGGCGAGGGTGTTGTCGGGCTTGCGCTGCCAGATGCCGGGGTACAGCTTCAGCTTGCGATCACGCACCGGCACGACGAAGTAATCGGCACGGCGCTGCGATAACCTGGCGCGGCGCTTGTCGGTCATGTTCGACCGCTTGCTGTTCAGTTTGGTATTGCCGAAGGTGCGGAAGAAGGAAAGGATCTGCACGATCTGGCCGCGGCTCATGTTGCCCCATTGGTCGAGCTGCGCTTCCTTGCCTGGTACGGTGTAGAGACCGGCAGGCAGGATGCCAGCCTGGCGCAGCATCAACTCCGACCGCTTGTAGGTGCGCGCACCGCCCTCGACGTTAGGGTGAAGGTATTCGGCAGCCGGGATACCCATGGCCCGTGTCTTGAGGCCAACCTCCGCCACCAGGTCCTGCTTGGTGCTCCGCTTGATGTAGGTGGCCTTCGTGGTTGCCGGTTTCGGTCGGTCGAAGATTCCGCCGGACATGGCACGCCGTTCTTCATCCTCGACGGCCTTGGCAGTCTTGTTGATGGCCACGGAGGTAGCGAACCTGACCTGCTTTTGCATGCCGGCGATCATTGACTTGCCGAAGTCGCCCTGCACGGTGACCTTCAACATGATCCACCCACCGGCATCTGTTCGAGGTCCGCGACGACTTCACGCAACATATGTTCGAGCAGCAGGACGAAGGCATCCTTGACAACGCGCAACTCATGCTCTGGCATGACCTGGATCAGACCGACCAGGGCATCGCGCCAGGCCTCAGGATCATCGCCGTCTTCGGCCTCATCAAACCGCAGCCAGGCTAGAACGTGCTGATGATCAAATGCCGCGTTGAGTGAATCGATGGCCTGCTGCACCTCGGCCTGTCCGGCCTTGCCATCGCTGGCGGATTGACAGGTCTCGCCGACATGGGCCAGCGCATCACGCAGGTAGTCTGGCTGCCCGGTCATATTGGCGGCGGCATGTGCCTGCATAGCCAGGTCGCGCAAGTCGTGTTCGTTCAATGTGGTGGTGCTCATGGTGTGACCTCCAGTAGTCCATGACAATGCGGGCAGCGCGGCCCGCTGATGGTTTGTGGTGCATCGGGTTCAAGATCCGCCAGCCGAGTGATCCTGCCGGTGCGCACATCAGCAATGCCTTCGCGACTGACGACCATGTGCGCAACGACCATCACGCCGATGGCGGCAAGCGTGCGGTCGATCTTGTTGGCCGTGTCGATATCGTCCTGACTTGGCGTCGGGTCAGGCAGCGGATGGTTATGCGCGACCACGACCATCTCGGCATCGGCCGCCAGTGCCAGCCGGCAGAGGTAGCGAGGCGACAGGGTTGCCGCGATTTCACCGCCGCGGGAGAATTCCTCGACGCCCAGCAGGCGCAGGTTGCTGTCCAGCCAATACGCCAGCGCGACTTCGACCGACTCATCATGCAGGCGCAGCAGCGCGTCGGTGGCGACCAGGCGGGTGTCGTTGATGACCGGCAGGCCATCACGTTTCAGTCTTGACAACAGGGCGCGCATGGCCTGGGCAATCTCACTCATGGATGCCGCACGATTCTTCGATGGCGGCGACCTGCTCGCGGATCTCAACCGGCGACAGCTTGGCGGTACGCATCTGCTGCAGGCTGGCCAATGCCTCACGCATCGTGACCAGCGTGCGCTTCAGGTTGCCCAGTGCGAGACGGTTGTCCTCCGCGGCATCGGGATCGATGATCACACCTGTGACCGACCGCGACGGCTGAAACATTTC